ATATCGACCCATACGCAATCGGTGGTAACTACTTCACCGTTGGCTATAAAGGTTCTTCAGCATTCGACGCTGGTCTTTTCTACTGTCCATACGTTCCACTACAGATGGTTCGTGCAGTCGATCAGTCAACCTTCCAGCCAAAAATTGGCTTTAAGACTCGTTACGGCATGGTTGCAAATCCATTCGCCGAAGGTCTTACAAGAGGTTATGGCCGTCGTCTTATCAGCACTAACGTGTACTATCGTCGCGTTATTGTTAACAACCTTATGTAATATAAGGCTAAGTAGACCCCGTAAACAAGGGGGCGAGAAACTTGGGGAGCTTCGGATCCCCTTTTTCATATATAAATAGTATAAAGGAACTAATATGACAGCTATTGATAACACACCAACTAATCTCAATTATCTTGCTTCGCTTAATTATAAATTTTTAATTAAGAGAGCACCACATGTTAATTTCTTTATTCAAAAAGTTAGTGTTCCGGATATTTCTTTACCTCAAGTAGAAACTCCTAATCCTTTCGTTTCCATTCCTTATCCTGGTGATCATATCAAATATGAACCGTTTTCTGTAACATTTAAAGTAGATGAAGACTTACAAAATTACTTAGAAATCCATAATTGGATTAGATCGTTGGGTAAACCAACTAAGTTTGAAGAATATGCTGCTATTAAGAATAAACCTATTTGGACTGGTGAAAGTATTACTTCTGATATTACTATTTCAATTCTTTCTAATATTAAGAATTTTAATTATGATGTTACATATATTGATGCTTTTCCTATATCATTAACTGGATTGGAGTTCAATACAACTACTTCTGACGTTCCTTATCTAGAGGCTACTTGTAAGTTTAGATATACGTATTATGATATTGCTAAAACTATATAATATATTTCTTCTTGACATAAATGATTATACTGGTTAATCTACCAAAAGTCAAATCTTTTTATTGACAATTACAGAGATAGTAGTATAATACATTAAAATAGGAGAATTGTATGAATATCGAAGAAATTATGAAATTGTGGGAAGAAGATACAAATATAGATAAAACTGAAATAGGCGATGAGGCAATTAAAGTTCCTAAACTTCACAGTAAATATTATAACATTTTAATTAAAGAGAAATTGTTATTAAGGAAACTTGAAGCGGAAATGAAACAACTTAAATTAGACAAATATTAATTTCTGACTCAAGGGCCAAATGAAGATACAAAAGAAAGAGGTTGGAAACTTCCACCAAAAGGAATGATCTTAAAAGGCGATATTCCTACGTATATGGATGCAGATAAAGATATTATCAATTTAAGTTTAAAAATAGGAATGCAACAAGAAAAAGTTTACTTTCTGGAAGATATAATTAAAACTATAATAAACAGAGGTTATTTGTTAAAAACTGTTCTTGAGTGGCAAAGATTTACGATGGGAGCATAATGGATATTGTTGAGATCGAAAAGTTCGATGAAGTTCATATAAAAATTAAAGCTGATCCGGGTATTATGATGGAGTTGAGTGAATACTTTACTTTTGATGTTCCAGGTGCTAAATGGACTCCAGCCTTTCGTAATAAAATGTGGGATGGCAAGATTAGACTTTTAAATGTAATGACCGGATTATTATATTCTGGTCTTCTTCGTTATGTAGAAGAGTTTTGTAGATCAAGAGAATATATTGTAGAACATTTATCTGATTTTAGTTCTGAAGAGTTTTCTATAGTAGAAGCAAAACAATTCATTGAAAAATTAAAACCAACAATGCAGCCTAGAGATTATCAATTAGAAGCTTTTGTGCATTCTATTAGGGAAAGAAGAACATTATTATTATCCCCTACAGCATCAGGAAAATCATTTATAATATATTTAATCATGAGGTATTACTATGATAACTTTAAGAGTAAGTTTATTATTATTGTTCCAACTACTTCTCTTGTTTCTCAGCTTGCCTCTGATTTTACTGACTACGGGTTTGATTCTAATCGTTTCGTACATCGTGTATTTTCTGGACAAGATAAAGTTTCAGATAAGCCTATTACCATCACAACGTGGCAGTCGGTTTACAAATTACCTAAGACGTATTTCTCAGAATTTGATGTAATTATAGGAGATGAAGCTCATTTATTTAAAGCAAAGTCTCTCGTTTCTATTATGTCTAAAGCGACGTCAGCAAAATATCGTTTTGGGTTTACAGGCACTCTTGATGGCGCTGAAACTAATAAACTTGTCCTTGAAGGTTTATTCGGGCCAACAAGAAAAGTTATATCAACCAAAGAACTTATCGATAAAAAACATCTGGCAGAATTTCAGATTAAAGCTCTAGTTCTTAGTTATGAAGATCAAGTACGTAAATATGTTTCATCGTTAAAATATCAGGATGAAATTGATTTCATTGTTAGATTACCCGAGAGAAATAATTTTATTAAAAATTTAGTACTATCTCTGGAAGGAAACTCTCTTTTATTATTTCAATTCGTTGACAAACACGGAAAAATATTATATAATATGATTAAGCAAGAAGCAGGAGATAGAAAAGTATTTTATGTTTCTGGATCTGTAGATGGAGAAGAGAGAGAAGAAATAAGAAGGATTGTTGAGAATGAATCTAATGCTATTATTGTCGCTAGCTTTGGTACTTTTTCTACCGGAGTCAATATTAAGAATTTGCATAGTATTATTTTTGCTAGCCCAAGCAAGTCTCGCATTCGGAATCTTCAATCCATTGGCAGGGGGTTACGTAAGTCTGATACTAAGACTTCTGCTACCCTATACGACATAGCAGACGACCTTACATGGAAGAACAAGAAGAACTTCACCATACTACACTTTATGGAACGGATTAAAATATATAATGAAGAACGTTTTCGTTATAAGATTTATAATGTTAGTTTGAAAGTGAAGCCTTGAGACGTTTAGTTTTCCAAGCCTTTAATGCGGCTTCTGGACCTCGAGATCCTCTTCTTACTGCTTTTGCTTCTTCAGAATAAGGTGCTCTTGGATTTTTATGAGGTTTTCTTAATTTGGCTTTATTTTCTTCTGACATAGGACCTCTTGGACCAGTCGGACCTTTTGGACCAGTTTTACCTTTTAAAAAAGGTTTTGATACTCTATATTTTTGTTTTTGTTCTTCTGTTAAAATTAATCCAGAAGATCCTTCGCCTCCATTAGTTCGATTTAATAATATACCAGATTCTAAATCTTTTCTACCAAACCATCGAATATATCTTCTCTCTAAAGCAAAAGCTCCAATTTCTGATAATTTTTTCTCTAAGAATATTATTTTGGATCTATCTTTAGGTACTGATATACCAGAATGTTTAACATAAGCTCTGTTGCCTTTGCCTTTACCAATATAATAAGGTAAACCAGTTCTTTTGTTGATATAGGCGTAAACGTAATAAATAAGCATAGCTGATCCTCCATACAGGGTTAGGGTCGGTAGATGCTCCAACATCGTGACCGACAATAGTATTTATATAAGTGAGGAATTTATAATGGAAACTACAGAGAAGAAACCTAGAAAAAAGAACAATTATATCAATAACAAAACTTTGTATGGTTCTATGATTCATTATAAAAATGAAGTAAAAGAAGCAAAACAAAAAGATTTACATCCACCAATTGTTCCAAAATATATTGGGGAATCTATTCTTCTTATTTGTAATAATCTAGCAAAGAAACCAAACTTTTCTGGATACACATACAAAACAGATATGATCTCGGATGCAATAATGGATTGTGTTGCTGCTGTAGATAACTTTGACCCAGAAAAAACTAATAATCCTTTCGCTTATTTCACTCAAATAGCTTGGAATGCATTTATCAGAAGAATACATAAGGAAAAGAAACAAACATATATTAAACATAAAAATTTTGAAAATAGTTTTATGATGAATGAATTGTGGTCTGATTCAGAAAATATACATTTAAAGGCAAATGAATACTCTTCAGAAATAGTTAGATCTTTTGAAGAGAAAAACAGCTTGACTAAAAACAAAAAGAACACTAAAATGGTTGGAGTGGAAAAGTTTTCAGGAGTGGAAAATGAAGAATGAATATCTCGTGCCTGTTAATGTTGTTGACATCGCAGATCGCCTAAAATCACCATCACTCAATATCAATGAAAGAATGAACCTTGTTCTTAGACTTGAAGCTATTAGAGATTTTTGTGAGAAAATTATTGAGAAAAATAACGGAGAGTTTGAAGGTAAGAGAATTTCAAAGTGAAAATAGCACTATTGACCGACAGCCATGCTGGAGTAAGAAATGACTCTTTGGCGTTTCATGATTATATGCAGAAATTTTATTCTACTGTTTTTCTACCTTATCTTCGAGATAATGGGATTCATACTGTTGTCCACTGTGGTGACATTATCGATCGGCGTAAGTTTATTAATATTAATACTGCTTACCGCCTTCGAAAAGATCTCATTGAACCAGCACTGAATCAGGGAATTGAGTGGCATCAGATTATAGGTAATCACGATACTTATCATAAAAATACGAACGAGGTTAGTTCTTTTATTGAACTATTTGGTTCGTATGAAAACTATTGTACTATAAATATATATGATACTACAACCGAAGTTATGTTCGGTGATACTAAAATCCTATTGATTCCGTGGATATGCGATGATAATAAAGAGCATTCCTTCAATTTAATAAGGAACACGGATGCACAAATTGCTTTCGGGCATTTGGAACTTCAAGGATTTGAGATGTTTAAAGGTTCGATCATTTCTCACGGAGATGATCCAACTCTTTTTGGACGTTTTGATATTGTCTGTTCTGGGCATTTTCATCACCGTTCAAACCGTGGTAATATTTACTACCTCGGTTCTCCTGCAGAGTTTACTTGGTCTGATTACAATGATCCTCGAGGGTTTCATATATTTGACACGGAAACGAGAGAACTAACCTTTATTGAAAATCCTTATAAGATGTTTAAAAAGGTTTGGTACAATGATGGTGATGAAAAGTTCTTAGACTCAGAAATGGATTATTCTCAATTTGAAGGATGTATCGTAAAGGTTATCGTTCAGGAAAAGAATAATCCATTTTGGTTTGAAAAGTTTGTTGAAAACATAGAAAAACAAAATCCAGTAGATATTCAAATTGTTGAAGATCATCTAAATTTAGGTTTAGAAGAAGATAAAGACATCATTGATGAAGCAGAATCTACTTTGGATATTTGTCGTAAATACATAAGTAATGTTGATGTCAAAGGCGTAGATAAACAAAAGTTAGAAAAGAAAATCGTTAATTTATATTTTGAGGCTATGACAATTGAATGATTTACTTTAAGAAAATTAGATATAAAAACTTACTCTCGACAGGTAATGTTTTTACAGAGATAGATTTATGTTCAAGAGACACAACTTTAATAGTTGGTCAAAACGGAGCAGGTAAATCAACATTACTTGATGCTTTATCGTTTGCTCTTTTTGGCAAACCATTTCGTAAAATAACCAAACCTCAATTAATAAATTCTATCACAGGAAAAAACTGTGTGGTAGAGTTGGAATTTTCTATCGGAACAAATCAATATAAAATTATTCGAGGTATTAAACCTAATACATTCGAAGTGTATCAGAATGGAGATTTATTAAATCAATCTGCAGATGTAAAAGATTATCAAGAGATACTTGAGAAGCAGATTCTAAAAGTAAATCATAAATCTTTTAATCAAGTAGTAATACTAGGTTCTGCTACATTCCAACCATTTATGCAATTACCCGGAGGGCAACGTAGAGAAGTTATTGAAGATCTTCTTGATCTACAAATTTTCACTACTATGAATTTGTTATTGAAAGATAAATTATTAAAGAATAATGATGAAATAAATTCAGCTGTTTCCGAAAAGAAATTATTAGAATCTAAGATTGAGATGACAAAAGAACATCTTAAAGAAATTCAAATTAATACTGATAAGCTGATATAAGAAAAACAAGAATCATTAAAAGAACATAATATTCAAATTATGGAATTATATGTCAAACAAAACATGATAATTAATCAAATAGAGGAATTGAAATTACAGGTAGAAGATAATGAAGCCATCTCGAAGAAAATTAATAAACTCTCGCAATTACGGCATCAAATCAATGCGAGAATGTCGCTCCTCCATGACGACGTTAAATTCTTCCACGATAACTCAAGCTGTCCGACCTGTAAACAAGACATCGAAGAAGAATTTAAAAATAAATCTATTACAGAAAAGCAAGATCAAATTAAAGAGATTGAAGATGGTCTTGTTAAACTTTCTGAAGAATATGAAAAAGCTGATAATAGACTAAAAGAAATAATGGAGATTAATAGTAAAATTCAAAATCTTCAAATGGATAAAATTGAATTGAACACAAATATGAATTCTATTAGTAGATTCTGTAAACTATTACAAAATGAAATTAACGAATTAGATAATAAACAAACAGAAGAAAAAGATATTAAAATAACAGATTTTGAAAATAATCTAAAAGAAATAGAAAATAAGTATAATGAACTTTCTGAAGAGAAAAATATTCTAACTGTCGCTGGAGCTATGCTCAAAGACGGTGGTATTAAATCGAAAATAATTCGTCAATATATTCCCGTAATTAACAAATTAATCAATAAATATTTGTCTGCAATGGATTTCTTTGTTTCGTTTGAGTTGGATGATCAATTTAATGAAACAATCAAATCAAGATATAGAGATGATTTTACCTATGCTTCATTTTCTGAAGGAGAAAAACAAAAGATTGATTTAGCATTATTGTTCACGTGGAGGGCAGTAGCAAAACTAAGAAACTCAATTAATACTAATCTATTAATTATGGACGAAGTTTTCGATTCTTCTTTAGACCAAAATGCTACGGACTATCTTATGAATATCATTAGAGAAGTTTCTAAAGATAGTAATATTTTTATTATTTCTCACAAAGAACATATGAATGAAAAGTTCAACAATACTATCAAGTTTATTAAAAATAAAAACTTTTCACAAATACAGGAGTAAATAATGTTTAAATGGTTAGAAAAACTATTTGATTTTAGTAACTTTGACTTTAGCCCAGGCCAACCTCTCACTCTTTATGCTTTACCTAACATAGACCCTAATACATTAAAAGGAATTAATCGTCCTTTATATGTTAAGAAAGTTTTAATGGATTTAGGATGGGAAGATTTTCAAGCAGCTGCTATGTGCGGTCAATTTATGCAAGAGAGTTATACTGATCTTCGATGTAATGTTTGGGGCGATAAACATACTGCGTTTGGTATTGCTCAATGGCGAGGAAATAGATTAGCTGACTTAGAAAGTTTCGCAAAGAAATTAAATAAAGATATTGCAGATCTAGACACTCAAGCTCGGTTTGTTAATTGGGAACTTACTGTAGGATCGGAAAAAGGTTTGGGTAAGAAGTTGAAGAAAACAACTAATATAGATGATGCTTTATTGGTTGCTATCGGTTATGAGAGACCACGTGGATATACTACTGCTCACCCAGAAAATGGTGATGGATTCGCTAATCGTTGTAAATATGCAAAGAGCTTGATGTAATGGAATTAGTTAACCAAGACAACCCTATTTTAACTTCTGTTTGCCAGAATTTTGATTTTAAAAATCCTGCATTTGATCCTATAGAGTTCGCAAAAGAACTTATAACATTTACTTATGAAAACAATGGATTGGGATTGGCAGCAAATCAAGTTGGAGTTCCGTATCGTATATTCTCTATGCGAGCAGCTCCTGAAAATTTTGTTTGTTACAATCCTAAAATAGTTATGCCTTCCGAAGATCAAGTTGTTTTAGAAG